TTATACCCTTTGTGCATTTTCTTTCTACGAGTAGAACCACCCTTACCATCAAAAACAACCAACACTCTCGTTGGTTTATTGTTTCTAATAAGAGCACCGAGAGATAACAGACAACCTGTTATCCCTCCTACGTGCTCTCCATCATCATTCAGAGTTGGAACTGCTCCAAAACATCTGATGAAAAGATTCAATCCATCTACAATCATAACCTTATCATTAACATCCTTCTTAGGAGTCTCTGATAACTTATTAAACATTTCTTTGTAATTAGATTTCGTGTCCTTCATCGAGTTCTGTTGTATCTGTGTTTGCTGCTTCGGATGCTTCTTTGTATCCTAAGATATATGCATCACAAATTTGTTTATACATTTGCTCCTTTACCTCTGGTCTATCTTCTAAGATTTTAGTGAAACCTTTTGCTTGGAATTTGATTTCCTCACCAGTTGATTCATCAGTCCATGTGTACCATGCTCCACTAATCTGTATCAACTTATATGTTTTCATAGTGTTCAACCACGAACCATATCTATCAATACCTCTATCAAAGTAGATTTCAAAATCAACTGCTCTTAGTGGTGGGCCCATTCTGTTCTTAATGACTTGAACTCTGGTCTTAATACCAACCGTTTGTTCAACCCCACCTACTTTAGAATTAAGTTTACCCATTTGTTTCATTCTCAATCTACACGATGCGTGAAACCCTAATGCTTTCCCACCTGATGTAGTATAAGGGTCTCCAAAGGATACTCCCATTCTAACTCTAAGTTGATTTGTGAATACTACTAAGATTCGTTCTCTACCAATCATATTAGTAATCTTTCTCATTGCTTTAGAGATGATTATTGCCTTTTGGGTTGCGTAACCTGCTTGGTCATAATCTGCTGCTAATTCAACTTTAGTAGTAGCTGCTGCTACTGAATCTACTACGATTGTTACTAATTTGTTTTTATCAGATTTTCTAACAGATTCTATAATTGAATCCATAGCATCGAAGATATCTTCTACTGCATCTAATGGTACATAAAGTAACTTCTTTGTGTCTACCCCTAGTGCCTCTAAGAACTCTTGATTTATTGCATTCTCTGTATCAATATATACAGCCAATCCACCCTTCTTTTGGGTATTTGCCAATGTATGTGCTGATAGTAGAGATTTTCCACTTGCTTCTAATCCAGTAACCTCTACAATTCGTCCAACAGGAAATCCACCATTTGGTCGATTTGATATCGCTAAGTCTAACATATCGTCTCCGGTAGACACCCACTCAGTTAAGTCGGTGGGTGTCTGCTCAGAGCCATCTAAGAAATACGCAACTTGCGATTGTCCTTTGAACTTTTTATTAAGGTTATCTGCTAAAAGCGATGATAATTCATCACGATTTGTTTTAGCCATTTTCCTTAATTTTAGTTATTAAATAAATCATCAAATGCATCTTTTACGTTAGCAGTTGATGCGTTTGAAGTTGTAGCGGATTGTGGTTCGCTAGTTGAAGTGGTTGGTTGGGACTGCGATGGTGTGGTTTCTTGTTCTTCTGAATCACCTACTTGACCAGTTTCCATCCAAGTTTCCAATAAACCTTTCATCTCATCGTAAGTATATTTTTTAAACATACCAGGAAGTTCGATTTGGTCTTTTACAGATTCTAATACATTCTTATCTTCTGTAATTGGAGTTTGGTTTGGTTTAACTCTGATATAAGTTTCAGGATAGTTCTTACCCAACTCTTTGGCAGTTTTAAACTCAACTGTAATATCTCTACCACTTGTTGGGTCTGTCAAATCACCATAATCTGGGTCTGCGAAGAAAGCAAGAAGTTCTTGATACACAGTCTTTCCAAATCCCCAAAATTTAACTCCTTCAGATTCTTCACCACGAACCAATACAGGAACGTAAGTTCTCATCTTAGGTGTTAATTGCTTTGAAAGATTCCAATCATTTCTATCACCAGTTGATTTCAATTGGTCAGCGAACTCCATTAATGGGTCTGCTTCACCATGTGTTTGAGGTGAGAGAATATTCTTACCACCAAAACCATAGTGGAAAAATAGTTCAATGAAAGGGTTGGATTGATTGTGAACGTAAGGAATGATTCTTACTTGTTGTTTGCCGGGCTTCGGCTTCCAAAGGTTATCTGTTTTCTGTACCTTTGTCTGTAGACTGTCTAGTCTGTTTCGGATTGCATTTAAGTCAATTGCCATAATTACTCTTTTTTAGTTATTAATTATTATTATTTAAACAAATATACGAAAACTATTTCTAATTTCCTAATTATATTTGTTTTTTATTTTCAACACTAATTTACCCCCATGTGTTGACATGGTCTTAATTTTTTATAGTGGATTTAAAACCACCGATTATTTATTTTACTAAGGGCGAACTTTACGCCAATTCTAAATAATCAATATATCTGTAAGGTTGAGAGAGTACATCTCTCAATCATTACTTTGTAAATATACAACATTAATTCGGATATTCCTAATGTTTTGTTGTTTTTTTTAATTAACATCAATTATTCTGAATAGATTGGTTTTCATAATTTTGAAACCATCACCATCAGTTAGAATCATTGAATTACGATAATCCCCCCATTCAATCTGATATGATTTATCCAATCTACCACCATTTAAACCTTCTATAAGTCTGTTTAGTGCATTGATGGTATACATTGTATTAGATTCCTTTTTCCTATGTACCATAATAGTTGATGGTAGGAATTCCGTATCTCTGTTTGGTATAATATTATAACTTATCACCAGCTCTTTAGTTGGGTCTAATTTAAGTATAAATATTTTTCTACTGAATAACTCATATCCACCAAATATCTTAGTTAACAAATCCTCAAACGAAGATTCTGTTGTAAACGTACATAATAATTGCGTTCTCACTCATTCTCTCCGTATTATATTTTCAATGCTGATTTAACTTTGCCTAATGACATTTCTTGCGTACCTTCAAAGTTGTAACTATATCTACCTGTTGAGTTTGTTCCCATTCTAAATTGAGAATATTTTAAATCTCCAGTGGTTTCGTTTATACCACTCAATCCATACCCAGCTATAGTAAAGTATTTAGTTTGTGAATTTGCTCTTAAATAAAATACAACTGTATCTGATAAATCTTTATCTAATTTGTTTTGAATAAACGTTTCTGAACCTGGATATGCTTCATATGGTGTTCCACCACCACTCTTATCCAACCCAAATACTTTATATAAGGGTAATGTTGTTTTTCCATACACCATTTCTTTTTCTAACTCTACTAATTGTGAATATAGTGTTTTAGCATCACCAGTTAAATCACCTAATATACTTTTAAGTACAATTGCCGATTGGAAATTTGTTAGTAACTTAGCTACATCATCTTTAGTTACTGGTGCTGTTAATGCTAGTTTTGAATAACCTTTAAAGAAGAATGCAGGATTAGCCATTGATGCTTTCATCAATGAACCCATTTCTTTATTAACATTCTCAACTAATTTATTTAATATCGTTTGGTCTTTAGCAATCGCTTCAAACGAATCCCATATTTTTGGTTTCTTAGCTTCATTTAAAATACCTTCATGCAATCCAGCTTTAAATAACTCTTTCTCTAATCGCTTAACATCAGATTTTGGAGATTTTTTGAATCCTTTTTCCATCTTTTTTAAGAACCCACCTAAGAAAGTTCCTAATTGAGATATTTTCTCTAATAATTTAGAACCTAAACTTTTTATGAAAGAAACTCCTTTATTTAAGAAGTCTCGTAACCCCTCATCTAACTGAACTGACTCTAATGCTAATTTCTTAACATCAGCTGAATCTAATAACCCATATTTATCTTTTAAGAATCCGTATATCTTACCTAACTGAGCTGCACCTTTACCTTTTTTAAGTGATACTTGTAAAAACTTAATATTCGTACCTTTTATAGTACAAACACCTTTTTTATCATACTCTACAGGTAATCCTGCATTTAATTTAGATATAAGTTCAGAACCTGGAACACTACATACAACTGCATCGGCTGTATTATCTTTTACACCATCTACTAACTCAGAACGTTCTGTTGCTGAGTAGTATCCTTTAATATTTTTATGAATTAGGTATGGAGTTTTGAATGGTAGAACTCCTTGTGTAAATTTAGTCATACCTGCTGCTAATTGAGCTATTAGAAAGTAATCACCTAATGGCATTGAATCTAATTTACTTAAAATAGCATCCGCTTTAGCAAAATCACCACTACTGCCCAATGCTTTTATAAATTTATCTTTTGCATATTGAGTAACTTTTCCTAAATCTTCTTCTTTAGCTCCCATCAATTGTTGAAGGATACCTACACCATTTATATACAATCCCATACATGCAGCAGTTTCCATCGTATCTGTATCAAAGTTTACATCAGTTGCCGATGCACCTTTTTTCATTTTACCAAACAATGATTGTATGTTTTTATCACTTGCTGTAATAATATAGTTTTTACCAGTATCTTCAGATGATACATATACTGTTCTAGCACCTGCGTTAATTACTACCTCTATCCCATCATCAGTTGATGATATTTTTGTAAACGGGCCTTTTGGTACTCTTGTAGATGGTGGTAACCCCATTTTGAACAAATCTGCGGTATTTTTAAGTGGTAAAAATTTATCACCTACTGAGTATTTGTTATCGTATATCGAAGCTTCACTAAGAATTTGACCTAATTCAATTAATAAGTCTTCTTTTAACTTATCTTTTTCGTAAGTAGTAAGAGCACTTTTTTGAATATCTTTATCTACTTCTTCTTTGTCATCTTCTTCAGACTCATCTTCTTCATCCAACTCCATTGTTTGAAAGATATTACCCTCTTCTTCTTCCCAATTAGGATGTAGTTGTGCAGATACTGCAGTTTGATTTTTACCAACATTGATTCCTGATGATTTTCCAACCTTTAAAGAAAAGTTAGAAGGAGCATTAGCAATACTTTCAACTATATAATCAATAGTTTCATTATCAAATTCATACTCCTCTACTAAAACTTTTTTTAAACCTTTAATAGCTGATTCTGATTTTGGGTTTTTTAGTTCGGTACCTGACTCAACCCACCATAACCTAATCATCTCATTAAGAAAATTCTTCATACTTTATTCCTGTATATTTATGTATTCCATATTAGAATACCGAATACCTGCTTCAACTTTTGTAGGAAATCCATTCCCTTCTATAAGTATCTTTAAATCACTAATTACACTAAGTTCATCAGGATGCATATCCAATAAATATGAATCATATGTGTATAAAATCATTTTTGATTGTTTTTCTTCCAAATAACCCATTACTTTTGAAAGAATCATCATATTTAGTTCAGTTTCCGTTGCTTGTAACAAATAATTGAATACTTTATTAGCATTCATATCCTTTAAGTTTTCTTTCGATAGTTTTCTACCCATTGGTGTTTGGATAAACCCATTACGATTAAACTCCATCCATAATTTGTCTACTTTGTGTGATACTTTTTTCAAAAGAGGTATGTGTAGGTATTCGTCTTGCACTCCACCATATAATTGTCTAAATGTTATTCCTTTTGATTCTTCATAAGATACCTCATACATATCGGCAAGTGATTGGTGAGCAGAGGTGTCCATTGGAATCGGTTCTCCTACCATTTTTCCAATGATACGTGGGTGATATCCATCATAATCAAATTGTACTAATTTACCCCCATCGAACCTACTAATAAATCTATCCCTACTACCATCGTCTTTGTTAAGTGCGGCATAGTTGATACCCCCAAATTTGTTTGAAGGTCTAGAAGTTAAGGTATATGGGTTATACTCACTCCACTCCATTCCACTCTCTGTCCATAAGCCACTTTGTTCTACTTTATGGAGCGATTTGATATAGAAATTTTCAAATTTCTTCACACAATCGAAATTACCCCCACCCAAATCGTAATATTGTATAAAGTCGTCTCGCATATCTCTAATAGATTCTATGTGTTTAGATATGGGTATAAGATTGTTAACACCTTTTAAAGTACCAAATCTTCTCTGATAAAATGTATGTGTTGGTGTTGAGGTAGATTCAATTGGGAAATTCGATTGTAAGTATTTTACTAAACTTGCATCAAATGAATTTTCTAACTGAAGAATCTTTAATAATGCTTTATTATTATGAACGTATGCTTCGTTGAATTTAAAGGTAAACTTATCTAATGTGGTTGTATGGTTGTCAATATTTTTTAAGTTGATTAGAACCTCTCTATCGTTGTGTATATCGTATATATATAACAAAGACACCCCATCATTATTAGGGTGTACGGATGTGCTCTCCCATATTGGATGTATATACACTTTATCCATTACTATTGAACCTTCACTTTGGAAATCAATCATCTAATTTCTAATCTATTAACTCATCTATATTAATATTATGAGCATCTAATAAATCACCCAATGCTTCTCTATATGTGTCCAAATTAAAATCAGTTTCATCATGTTTCCATTTCCTCCAAAAGTTATGTTGTAGTTCCCATATAAACGATGCCATATCATTCGATTTCATAACTCTTTTCATTGTCATTTCATCATTTGTTTCTAAATTATATTTTATTATTGCTTTCATTTTATCTTAATTTCTTCATTCTTTTCTAAATGTTTACGGATTTTATGTAATTCATATTGAATACCAATTATACCAACTATTATTGGTAATACTGCGATATATAATTCTAATCCACTCATATAAATTCTATTTCTCTTTGTTTAGTTTAATTATTTAATTCTTCCCAATCAGTTTCTTCAGGCATTACTTCTACATTTATATTACTAAGATTAGATTTCTCTATTATATTTTCTAGTACACCTTGAACATATGAACTGAAATAAAACCTATCATCTTTTAATCCATAACCTTTCTTATGACATTTATAACAACTTCCACTATAACCATAAAAATAAAAGTAATCATCATCCTCTTCTACTTTAGTGATACCACTATTTAATTTCCACCTATCACCATCA